GCAGAGTACCCACGCAATAGGTATGATGCATCCGCATCCGCATCCGCATCCGCATCCGCATCCGCATCCGCATCCGCATCCGCATCCGCATCCGCATCCGCATCCGCATCCGCATTTTCGGATAAACCCAACTCCCCCACTCGCAAAACGATATGTTTAAACATGATTGTAAAAAACGAGTCGCACGTGATTGTGCCGACCCTGGAGAATTTATGCAGCCACATTCGGTTTGATTACTGGGTCATTTGTGACACGGGTTCCACTGATAACACCCGAGAGATGATACGAGAATTCTTTGCGAAGAAGAGCATTCAAGGCGAATTGGTGGAGCACGAATGGGTCAACTTTGGGCACAATCGCACCAAGGCGCTGGAGTGCGCCTTCAACAAGACTGATTATGTCTTCATATTTGATGCCGATGACAAAATTTGCGGATCATTGAATTTTGATTTTTTGGAAGATCCAGCGCAATCATCCATTGACACATACACGTTCACAATTGGAACTTCGTTTGTGTACAAACGCGTGCTGTTAATGAACAACCGGTTGAAATGGCAGTACCGAGGCGTGTTGCACGAATATTTGGCTCCCCTGGAACTCGGACGCCCCATGACCGATGCGCACGTTCCGGGCAATTATCACGTGGAATCGTGCCGCACGGGCAGCCGCAATCTGAACCCCCGCAAATACGTGGACGACGCCAACGTGCTAAAAAACGCGTACGAAGTGGAAAAAGATCGCGATCCAGGACTGGCCATGCGCTACGTCTTTTATTGCGCCCAAAGTTACAAAGACGCGGGTCCCGAATACACGCATGATGCCATTGCGTGGTATAAGCGATGCCTGGACCTTCCAACGTGGGCTCAAGAGAAATATTACAGCTGCTTAACCCTCGGGTTTTTAAGCAACCAAACACATCAGCCCGATGCTGCCTTGAAATATTTTTTAAGAACCGTGGAATACGATGCGGATCGGATTGAAGGCATCGTGCAGGCCATGGAGCAACTGCAGACCACGGGGGACCACATGTTCATCAATGCGCTGTATCATCGGTTCAAAGGATACAACCGGGATCCCGGTGACAAACTGTTTTTGTTCAAACACATGTATTCCGATGAACTGGAATACAATAATTCGTTATCCGCATATTACGCCCACGATCTGCCGTCCGGATACGAGTGCTGCAAGCGCATCCTGTTGCATCGCGTGCTGTCCCCGATCCGGTTGCACCAAACCGTGCAAAATTTGAAATTCTACTTGCCGTGCGCTGCACAAGACACGGATGCCGAAGTGTTGCGCCTGTTTTATGCGGTAGACGAATTGATTGCGGCCAATGCTTCAAACAGCCACAGCCACATCCACAGCCACAGGGTGGTGTCCGAGAATGCGTGCAGCGTGTGGAATGCATTGTTTGAACGCTGCCGTCCGGCGCTGACGGCGCCCCCTCTGCCTTCTCTCATTTCAGAACTTTCATCATCGCAAAACAAAAACAAAGAAGCCAATGTCCGCGTATTGCTGACGTTCACCACCTGCAAACGGCTGGACCTGTTCAAACAAACGGTGCATTCCATCCTGAATCATTGGGAGGACATTGATGCCGTGGACGCGTGGTTTTGCGTGGACGACAATTCGTCGGAAGCCGACCGCGCCGAAATGCGGGCGCTCTTTCCGTGGATTGAATATTGCATGAAACCGGCCGATCATCGCGGGCACGCCTCCAGCATGAATGTGATATGGGACCGACTGAACGAAACGCAGCCCAAGTATTGGATCCACATGGAGGACGATTTCCTGTTTCACACCAAAATGCGCTACGTGGAAACCGCAATTGCCGCGCTGGAAAGCAGCGACTGCGTGCAAGCAACCGTGAAACAAGTGCTGTTCAATCGCAATTACGGAGAAACCGTTGAAAATTACAACACGCGCGGGCATGTGGCGTGCGGCGCCCTTGAACACGTTGTGTTGCATCATTGCATGCTGAATGCAGAGTTTCCGTATGAAAATTGTCATTATTGGCCGCACTACAGTTTCCGCCCGTCTCTCATTGACGTTGCTGCGATCATGGAATTGGGGCAATTCAAACCGGACGATTCTAAAACCACGTTTTTTGAAATGGAGTATGCTCGCAAATGGACCCGTCGCGGATTTACGTCAGCATTTTTCAACAAAATAACAAACCGCCACATTGGGCGATTGACAAAAGACCGCCATTTAAACGATGCGCTTCCGAACGCGTATCAGTTGAATGATCAGCCGCAGTTTGATGAAGGAACAATCAACCCAACATTGATTCCATTGTCACTTAAAATCATTAATTTGGAACGCCGGAATGACCGCAAGATGCGCACGATCAATGAGCTGCACAATTCCGGCATTTTGGACACCGAAATGGAGTTCATCAAAGCCACGGACGGCAACGCATTGCAGGCCACACCCGAGCTCGCGCGCTTGTTCAAGGGCAATGATTTCGGGAACCGTCGCGGCGTGATTGGGTGCGCTCTCACGCATTACGAACTTTGGAAACGATTGCTAAAAGACGATGCGTGCGAGTTTTACATCATCATGGAAGACGATTTCACGTGCCGGCCGGATTTTAAATCCCGGTTGGAATCATTGGATCATGCCAAACATGACGTAGTAATGCTGGGGTATCACATGTTTCAACACGACCGCGACCAGGTGAAACACGTGTACGATTCAGATTCGCCGGTTATAGTGATTAAGCCATTGGATCAAACTTTATACATTGGTGGATTTTTTGGATATTCCATTCATAAACGCGGTGCGGCAAAGTTGGTGAGTTACATTGCTCAGCACGGCATACGGCACGGCATTGATTACCTGATTAAAATCATCCCTGGACTGAAGTCAGCCGAATGCCAACCGCAGTTGGTGTTTTCCGAGTGGAATGAGGGGGGAGCCCCCATTGATTCCGACATTCAGAACTTGTATGACGGTCTGGATTTTTCGCAAGTCCTAGCCCGACCGATTCGCATAAAAATGTTGTGCAACTGGTGCGACAGCCGACAGTTGTGCAAAGAGTGGTCCAACATGTGCGAAGACCCGGTCGCCATGCGGTGGAAAAATCTGGAACTCGTTTGGGACGATGCAGACAATGCCGACAATGCCGATTATTTCGTCATCATAAATTCTCCGCCGCCTGGTGCGCGCTATGACCCGTCGCGAACCATAGTGTTTCAAATGGAGCCGTGGGTGCATGACGCCTCCAAGGGATGGGGAGTAAAAACATGGGGTGCTTGGGCAGAACCATCTCCCGCCAAATTCATGGCTGTGCGAGGACGCAAAACGCCCGGCTGTCACAACAATGCTTTTTGGCAATTGGAGCTGACGTTGCAGCAGTTGAAAACAATGGTGATGGACAAAGACGAAGTCAACCGTAAAGACGAAGTCAACCGTAAAGACGAACATGATGACACATGCACGCCGTCAATTTCGTGCGTGTGCAGTTCCAAATATTTTGATGAAGGGCACATTGCGCGCATTGATTTCTTGAAATTTTTAGAAACAAAAAATGTAAAGATGGACATATTCTCTCAAGACAACTCTCTCGGGTTTAAAAATTATGTGGGCGCGGTGTCGCCCTACGTGGACAAAAGCGTCGGCATTGCTCCCTATAAATATTATTTCATGGTTGAAAACAATTACGAAACTGATTTTATAACCGAAAAATTATGGGAACCCATATTGTGCGAGTGTTTAACATTTTATTACGGGTGCCCCAATGTGTCGGACCACATTGATCCGCGCGCCTACGTGCAATTGGACATGACCGATTTTGAAGGTTCGTATCGCACCATAAAAACCGCGATTGAAGAAGACTGGTGGTCGCAGCGCATAGCTGTCATCCGCCAAGAAAAACAGAAAATATTAAATGAGCTGGCATTTTTTCCCACGATTGAACGCATCATCATGGGCCCAAATTTGCAGTGATGCCAGTGGGACCACTCACCTGCTCCATTTGGGCCAGCGTGAGCGACATTGCATCCATGCCAACCTGGATCGCTGTTGCGCCACCTGCGGCAGCATCCGCAATTTGCCAAATGCGACAAACCCCGGTTGGACCTGCTGTGCTGAATCCCGTCAAATCCACATAGTCGTTCACGGTTGCAGTTATGTACGTGCCGGTGCTCCCAACTCCATTAATAAAGGTGCTCGGGTTCATGACGCACCCACCTACACTTTTGTTTATGATGGTCGGCTCGTACGATGTGGCCCCGTCCCAAAAGTCAATGTAGCTTGAACTCAATCCCAATACGTTGCTTGATGGGTCATAACTAATTAATCGCTCATTCAGCGTCCAATTTATCGCATACCACGTCCCCGTTATTCCGAGCACACTGAATTCATATGTTTTTGCAAACGCATTATTAAAATAAGATTCTATTGTGGAATTTGCGGTGTAAAACGAGTAATTGATGGCTCCGAAGCCAGACGCGCCGGTGGGTCCCAATCCGGTGTCACCGGTGGGTCCGGTGTCGCCCGTGGGCCCGGTGTATCCGGGTCCGCTCGTGTCTCCTGTCGGTCCGGTTGGTCCAGTGGATCCGCCGGGCGGGCCAGTCGGCCCAGCAATACCTTGGGTCCCTTGGTTTCCTGGAGTGCCTGATCCGGTGGGGCCGTCCGGACCTGTGGGTCCTGGAGGACCTGACCCACCTGGTCCACCCGTGGGTCCCACCGGTCCGGTGGGGCCCGTCTCGCCTGGTTCAGCCCCTGGTCCCATGGGTCCATCTGGTCCGGTTGGACCCGTGTCGCCAGTGGGTCCAAGGTCTCCAGTGGGTCCGGTGGGTCCCGTAGGTCCGATGGGTCCGGTCGGGCCCATTGGTCCAGCTGGACCGGTGGGTCCAGGGGCTCCGGTGGGGCCGGTTGGTCCAGTTGGTCCGGTCGGACCGGTTGGGCCAGTTGCACCCGAAGGGCCCGTGTTGCCGGTTGGTCCGGCGACATTTGATCCTGTGCTGCCAATTGGGCCGATGGGACCAGTTTCGCCGGGGGTTGATGGGCCGGTTGGGCCGGTTGGGCCGGTTGGACCCGTTGGACCTGCTGGACCCGCTGGGCCAGTTGGACCCGTCCAACCATCATCACCCGGAACAGTGACATTTGAAATTATGCAACATTTTGTTGCACCTAAATATTGTTTGTAAGATGAATACATGTAACCAATGCAATGCTATACTATATTATTATTGATAAAATATAATTATATTGACGTATAATGATATTTTATGACACATCATGATGCATTGTGCCACATTATGACACATCATGATGCATTGTGCCACATTATGACACATCATGATGCATTGTGCCACCACATTATGTCCCCGTTATGCCGGTTGGACCGGTGTTATTGATAAACACCATGTTCAGCGACATTTTATATGATTTAACAGTGACGACACTCGCTGATCCAGTGGCTCCAATTTGATACAAATTGCAACTAATGGTTGGGTTCATGGACAAGATGTTGACGTAATCATTCACATGAACGGTTTGATTGTAAATTGCACTGGGACTAGTGATTGCCGGATTCATTGCGCACCCGCCATTTGTGAGATTCACGACGATGGGGGTGTACGGGCCTGCTGTGCCTGAAGTAAAATCAATGTATACGGACGATGCAGTTCCGGTGGAATCCACGGTTTCATTCAACGTCCAATTGATGGCGTAGTTTCCAGGGCCGGACCCGATTGCCCCCAATGATGCGGAGCTAATGAGAGCAAACCCGTCCTGATTGTATGCCCCAGTGGTCCCTGCAACGCTCGTGATTTCAAAATAATAACTTGGAAGAGAGGGTCCGCGCGGACCGGTCGGTCCGTCAGTGCCGGTTGGACCTTGAGGACCGGTTGGACCGACCGGCCCTGATTGCGGGTCTCCGGTTGAACCGGTGGGTCCTGTGGGCCCTTCAAATCCTGAATCGGGTCCGGTGGGTCCAGTCGGTCCGTCTGGGCCTGGCGGACCGGTTGGACCTTGATTCATGTCATCCGATCCGGCAAGTCCGGTGGGCCCGGTGGATCCAGTTGGACCGGTCGGACCATGCTCACTTCCTCCAGTCGGTCCTGAGTCGCCTTGAATTGAATTTCCAACTGGGCCGGTGGGTCCGGTTGGGCCAGTCGGTCCAGTCGGTCCAATGGGTCCGGTGTGTCCCGTGTCACCAGTTGGACCTGCCGGCCCGGTCGGCCCGGTTAGTCCAGTGGGGCCAACCAGCCCTGGGGTTGTTCCGGTTGCTCCAATGGGGCCGGTGGGACCAGTGTCTCCAGTGGGACCAATGGAGCCGGTTGCACCTGCGATGCCCGCGGGCCCGGTTGGTCCCATGCTAGTTGGTCCCGTTGGACCGACGGTGCCAATGGGTCCGGTGTTTCCAATTCCAAACCCGGCCGGTCCAGTGGGACCGAATGCACCGGTGGGGCCGATGGGGGCACCGATGGGTGGTCCGGTTGGACCAGTGGGTCCAGTGGGACCGATACATACATTTTTTTTGGGTTCGGCTGAAGTTGCCTTTTCGCATAAATCAGAATAAGACATGCCGCATATATAATGCATATAAATTTATATGCATTTATATGCATTTATATGCAATCCTAAATGCTAAATTACAAAATGCTTCCGCCGCGATTGAAATACTCTTTGCGGAATTCAATCATGTGGCTGTCGGGGATGCGCTCGCCCCACATGAACTCCTCGGGCGTTCGTGTTCCTTCAATCAAATTCACGATCATGAAGAGCGAGTACATGCCGCACTCCGTGTTGCGTTTTTGGTGCTGCTTCCGGTTTTCAAAATGCTTGAATCTGATGCCTAGAGCGCGTCCTTGCTGCGCGACTGTTTCAATGAATTTGCGAATCTCTTTTTGCGGTCGGTCGCCGGTGCTGTCAAAAAAGAAGATGTAATTATTTGCTTTGGTGTTGCTGTTGCTGCGGGGGGCAATGTTAATGAAGAGTGACACCCAGTGCGCCCCGTCTTCCGTGTGCGGATCCGTGTTGAAAATGACGCCGATTTTGTGCGTGCCCGAATCCACATATTTCTTCAAACTGAAGTTGCAAAGCTCCTCCCAGACGCACACGCCCGCCATCTTGGGTGCGCTATAATCGCTCGGCGACGGCCCTAGAAACTCAAATGCAGGAAACTTGTCCTCGTACTGCTTCATGACGTTCTCAATCTCTTCGCTGCTCAGCCACTCGTCCGGGTCATGGATCCACGACTTCGGGGCTTCCGGGGCAAACGTGTCGTCTGACGACAATGACCCCAGCGCTGCTGAATTGGGGGGCATGATCTGTTTCATCCAGCACGCCTCATTGCGGCACATTTTACCAAATCGCTGCTTCATTGCGGTCCAAATCTCTTTCGGATCGTTTGTTTCAATGCGGGCATCGGGATGACGCGCATTCCATCCGTCTCTCAATTTGTGCAGCGTGTCGTTGTCGTAGCACGTGAAGTAATTCTCTTGACCGGGTCCGCACTTCAGCCGTTCAAAGTCTTTCTTCTGGCTTCGTCCCTTTTTGCCGCCCTTGAGTTTTCGGCGGCTATTGCGTCTTAGGCCATTGCGTCTTAGGCCATTGCATTTTATGCTTTTGCATCTATTTGATTTGAGTGTCATTTTTTTACAAATTAATTACAAATTACAATATGTAAATAATTTATTTATTTCATTTATTTAATCCAGTTTATTTAATCCAGTTTATTTAATCCAGTTTATTTAATCCAGTTTATTTAATCCAGTTTATTTAATCCATTTGCAATTGCTTGGGTTTGGATGGCTTGGACTTAATGTCCTTGGTTTTAAATTTGGGGTCATCCAGGTTGATTTCCTTGAGCTGAGGAATGGAGACCCCATGATTGTGACTGATGTGATTGTTTGTAGCGGGCGTGGTCTTTATCACAAACGTGTCCAGGGTGGGCACGGTGACTTTGTGCTTGTCAAATGACATCAATATCTCCAGCTTTCGTTTTGACGAATCAGTCAGGTTGGGGTTGGGTTCAGCGTCGTCCTCCTCATCAATGTCATCGTGCACCACGTCCTCGGATTCAGTTTCCATGATGGGTGGCAGATGCCCTATCGCAACGCACTCGGCCATGTGCTCCTCCTGCAGCGTGTCATTTTTATCCTTGTTCCTAAAATATGTGATGCACGCCTTGGCATACGCTTCAAATGCCTGAATCACAAATATGTCGTTTACCGTTTCCCCTTTCATCAATTCGCGCGTCATTTCCACAATCCGTTTTTTGTAGAAGCGCTTGGCTTTTTCATATTTCCCGCTCAAGTCAGCTTCTTTATTTCGCAAATACCTCTCGTACTGCGGCTGGTTCACCATGAGGTCCAACGTCACATGGTCCACTTGGTCTAAATTCAGGTTCATTTATTTTTATTTTTATTTTTTATTTTTACACAATGATTTGCATATTATCTGTAAATATGCAAATGTGTGGCATTTTAGCGCATCTTCTCTGTTTGGTTCTCAGCTTATTACACCTTTTCTCATGTAAAACGCCCATTTTACGGTGAACCTTGGTTCTCTGCCACATACACGTCCTTCAATAAACGTGCGGACGGATCAAGCACGCCCTCGCAAAACGGGTGCCTCCAAAAATACGGAATGGTTTCCGCGCGCCCTTTCCCAGGAAAATGTCGTTCAAACACGGTCCTATAATAGTAGCTCTCCTTGTCATAGGGTGGATTGTGCATAAATTTATTTATGTCATTTGCGATGCTGACCTCCACGTCGCTCACGCGCTTGTCCACGTATTCCTTGATGATCTGCACCCAGGTGCGCTCGTGCCCGCTCACACCGTCGCTGAACGCCTCCTTGCGCCGCCAGAGCACGTCGTCCGGCAGCAGCCCGTCAAATGCCTTGCGCAGCAGGTGCTTTTCCACTGCGTAATCCGCACCTTCGCCGAACCGCTTCATCCACGGCGGCAGACTCATCACGAACTCCAAAAACGTCTTGTCCGCAAAGGGGACGCGCGCCTCCAACCCCGCCCCGCTGATGCTCTTGTCCGACCGCAGCAGGTCAAAGTAGCGCACGTCGCGCACCATGCGCACATTCTCGCCCCCGAACGCGTGGTCGCTGGGCGCCTTCGTGAACCCGCGGTACGACCCGAAAATCTCGTCGCTCATGTCGCCGCAGAATATGACCACGTTGTCCGTGTTGTTGTAAATGTATTTGCTGATCAAGTAATTGCCCACCGACGCGCGCACGGTGGTGGTGTCATAGCTCTCAATCTGATAAATGGTGGCATCAATTGCCTCCAAAAACTGCTGCTCCGTCAGGCACACCTCGTGGTGCCGCGTGCCCAGATGTTCCGCCACCCGGCGCGCCCACTTCAGGTCCACGGATCCCTCCAGACCAACTGCATACGTGTTCACCATGGTGCCCGGCGCTTGCGCTTGCGCTTGTGCCATGTGTTTGACCACCAGCGCGGTGGTAATGGAGCTGTCCAGGCCGCCGGACAGGAGGCAGCCCACCGGCCGCTCGCTCATCAGCCGCTTGCACACCGCCAATTCAAACAGGTTGCGCAAAAGCGTGCATGCGTGAAACTCCAGCTTTTCGGGGGATGGATTCGCATCATCCAAATACGTGGGTGCAAATGTGCCAAAGTTGTACACGTACGGCACATCCAGAGTCTCATCCAAGCGAAGGTCCGTGTAATAGGGTGACAGCTTGGTCTCAAACTTTGCATCAGCTGTGTCTGCCGCAAATTTGGACACCGTCATGTAGCACCCCCCCGGAAACTGTTCCACGTGTGCGCAGTGATGCAATGCCTTCATTTCGCTCGCAACCGAGATGTCGCGGTCGTAGTCGCTGGAAGTGCCAATGTAGAGCGATCGCACACCAAAGGGGTCGCGCGCAATGTGAACAATGTTGTTCATTCGGTCAATGAGCACCAGCGAAAACACGCCGTCCAACTCCCGCAAAGTGGCCTGCATGTCGCCGTTGAACATGCGGTACAGGTGGATGATGACTTCACAGTCTGATCCGCTAACGTAAGCATCCGAGAA